CGGGGATCTTAATTGATCCCCGTAGTTTGTTTTGGAAAACTCTTTTCTCGAGTTAAGCTGATAATACAATCATCTGTATGTTGAAACCGTTACAGGCGTACTTGGGAATCATTAACCAAGACGTGCTGTTCGCTTGTTCATCTGCAGACTGTTAAGTTCAGATACTTGAGACCATCTTTTAAGCCGTTGCTAATAGCAAATACGGCTTACAAGCCGTATTGGATACTGATGGATTATGAGAATTCTTAAGCATATAAATATTTCTGCTGCTGGTGCATGTAACACCAGCAGGATAGAAGCTAAATAAATACTTCAACCACTTCAAAATGTTGGGGAAGGCCCAACCCCTTTGTGACGTTGATAACTGCCATTCGTGGCAGCAAACGTAATCGTTACTAGGACTGACCTGGTCTTACTTGCCGACCAGTAAATAAACGCACTTATAAAATTTCTTCGTGACATTTGGTAAAGCGCACGCGGTCTTTGACTGTGTGTGATAACTCCCGTAGTTGTCATTGAATGACGTAGGTATAACACCCTCTAAATAAGAACAGTGTAATCATCGAGTTGCTAATCTGAGTAACATGCTCCGGAAGGGCGTGTGAAATGTGCAGTGTATCTCCGTGTAGGTTGTGGTTAACCCGTTAAAAACCTCTCCTTGCTAAGCTAGGGCAGAAGTGTGCCGTTGAACTAGTGAGTAATTTCCGAGGAGGACGACCCAGCGTACAGGGATCCTCGCCTAGGTAGGCTCATTAGGGATATTGTATAACCTGCCATTTGGCACATTGGCTAGTTGCCGTGTCATCTAAAACGTGTTAGTCTCCGAGGACTGCTAAGAGACAATTTGTGCAAGGGAGCAGCGTATTCCACTATGGTGTACAACTTCTTAACGAGATTTGCGAGAGGAGTGAGAGTAGGATGCGTTCCGGCAGTCGAAAAGATTATTGACGTGCTCGTGCCGACACCAGGCACAGCTGCGGACATGTGGGACGAGACCACAGATCGCCTCACCAGCGCGTTCCAGCGTACTGGTGTTCAGAGGATGGATCGTGGTTTTGATCTCACCCATGATGTTCTAGTTACTAATATTCAGTGGGTTACTCGTAACCCTACTGCGTCCTTACTAGAGGGACGAACAATGCCCAAGAGTGTTCACGTGACAGGCGTCACTACAGCGGCTCAGCTGTATGAGACCGTCTTTGATGTTATTGGCGATTTCGATCGTCGTCCTGATTGGACGTGTGATGTCGTAACCCGCGAGTGGATGTGTGGATTCTACCTTGAGTTTGGTGGTAGATTAATTAGAGGCACCGACTCGATTCCACTTGCTGCCTACAACATGGGTCCAGAAGCAACTGTAGTTTTCAGGTTGTGCCCCCTCCGTGGTGGAGGCTGGTTTACGCGATCGACAAAGGTTGCTGTCACCGACGAACTAGGTGTCGTGCTGAAGGGCGTCAAGCTTGTCTGTGCCAATCGCCTTCGTATGATTGATGCGCGCTATGATTTTGAGTTATACTCCTTCGTGGACGCGCTGATCACGACGTGGAGCAAAGAACTAGCAGCAGGTAGACGAGCTAAGTGGACTATGAATCCGAGGTACACGCTCTTTTTTGGTGCTAAACCATTGAGACGCGTCGGACTTCCGTTGACGACGTATGGACTGCGTGATGGTGCCACAGTGAAGATTGAATTCTACTACCTGCAGGGGGGTGCCACTTACACTCATGTAGGTGAATGCGAACAACAGATCATTGCAGAAAATGTCCACAGATTCGTCGCACAATCAACAGAAGGCTCCTCTGGTGTGAGACCAGAGGACGTCCTATTCACGTTTGGCGTGCGCGGACTGATGAAGATGTACCCGCAGTTGTTTAGGGACTCTGACTACCTCCCAAAGCTGATCGAGGATGTGTATATCCTGATCTATAATCTGGGGCGTTGCCAGAGTGTGCGAGACGCGTACATGGCTGTCATCACATATGTGAAGTTGCGTGATCCAAAGAGCTTGATGCAGACTGATGTCGTCAAGGCTCTGATGGAGTATGTGACAGACCTATTGTCTGGAAACCAGGCGCAGAGTGCTGAGGATATGTTTAGCTGTGCGCGCCAGTATCTAGACCAATATGATGAGCTGCGGAAGGCACCAGTCTTCTCGAAACTGTATAAGTTGGGCATGTACGCTCTGTCTTTTTCTCTCTTTGAGAAGTTGGGCGTAACATTTGACCGGCTCCGTTACACTACGATTGAGGCTGAGGCGATTCGCAGGAAATATCACATGGGAGTAGATTTTGTGCACACCATGCTCGACACGCTGTTGTTTTTGTGTGAGCGTGGTTACCAGTGCATGAAGACCGGTTCACTTGACCCGATCTACCATGGTGGTTCATCGTACGAGCAGTGGTTTGATAAGGCTACTAAGTTGCGTGCCAACGCGGCATACTTGGCATTTCCTGAGGCGCATGGGTTCACGACCTTCGAATACCTGGCAGACGTCAACGATGTCATTGACCAGGGAGAGTCCATCCATAAACATGCAGTACGCATGGGCGCATTTGAGCGCAAGCTTGTAGGTAGTCTGGTTGCTGAACTACGCATGATCAAGGCGAACATGATCACCAAGCGAGAGGCGCAGAAGGAGCGTGATGCCCCCTTTGCAGTCCTTTTGTATGGTGGCTCATCCATTGGTAAGAGCACGCTAACGAAGGCGTTGTTTTACCAGTATGGTAAGACCTTTGATCTGCCGTTGGATAGTGAATTCAAGTTCACGCGCAACGCTAATGCAAACTTTTGGGATGGCTTCAACTCCACCCAGTGGTGTGTTCAGTTAGACGACATTGCGTTCATGCATCCGAATCAGGCGACCGGAGGTGATCCCACAGTGATGGAGATGTTACAGGTGGTCAACAATGTGCCGTTTGTGCCGGATCAGGCTTCCCTAGAAGATAAAGGGCGCACGCCAATGCGCGCTAAATTCGTGATAGCCACGACCAACTGTGAAGATCTAAACGCGATTCATTACTTCCAGACCCCCTTGGCTGCGCAGCGGCGTTTGCCATACATTCTGGATGTTGTGACGAAGCCAGAGTACACACGTGATGAGTGCATGCTTGATAGTAGTGCTACACAAGTGGTGGATGGCGAATGGCCCAACTACTGGAAGATCACGGTGAAGCGTGTGGTACCTGTTGGTACGGAGCGACGAGGGCAGAGAGCGAAATCCGAAGTCGTCGAGGTCTTTGAGGAGATCGATGATTTTCTAGCTTGGTTTAGTCGTGTCGCAGTAGAGCATGAGCGCGTCCAGCGCTTGGTGCGGGACTGTGACGACGGAATGAAGAACATCGTTATCTGCAAGGCATGCTACCGTGTGGAGAGCAAATGCAAGTGTATGCAAGCGCAAGCCGGGGAGGTCGTAGTGAGCACCTCATGGAGCCGCTACATTCTGTGGTGGTTCTTGACCTGCTCATTCTCCTGGTATTGTCTAGGCATGATAGTGCGGTCGAGCTACTTCTGCAACTGGTACACCACGGCAGACATTCCCGTTGAGCGTCAGCGAGCTAGGATGATAGTTGCTGGAAACGCTGAGGAGCGCGCGCGTGGATCACACCGCATAGTGCGCAACTTTGCACTGGCTCTGGCCGGTGCTCTTGCTGCTTGGAAGCTGTACTCGACTCTCACCACCTCTGTGACGAGGGAGGGGGAAGATGACGCACCAAAACAGGAGTGTGTAAATCTTGGACCCCAACCCAAGGTGGAGGTCTCTGAACAAATCGCTCAAGTGCTTGTGGTGGCTCCCCGATCGAAGGATGTGGGAACTCGTCCAGTCGGCCAGGATGAGAAGCAGAACGTCTGGTACAAAGACACATTTGAGTTGACCACGTTTGATGCGAGTCCATTGACCACTTCCTGGAACGATCAAACGCACGAGCAGGTGTGCAATATCGTGTGTCGGAATGTGATCAACATCAAAGTCCGACGCCAGATTGAAGGCGGAGCGTGGAAACGAACAGATTGCAAGGCCTTTTGTGTTGGCGGAAACCTGTATGTGACTAATAATCACAACGTACCCTCGGATCTGTGTGAGGTCGAAGCTGTCTTGGGCCCTGTGTCAACTGGTTTGAAGAATGCTATCAAGTTTCAGCTTGGAAGCTCAGTTGTGTACCGAATGCCCGAGCGCGACTTGGTGTTCTTTCGTTGTAGAGCCATCCCCCCGAAACGCGATCTTCGCGGTCTCTTTTCTAAAGACGGGATTAAGGGTGGTGTCTACAAAGGAACACTGATGACGCGCCAGGAAGACGGTGAGATCATGAAGCGCAAACTGGACGCTTATCGCTATGTTGGCGAACTGAACTATTCACTCGCTCGCACCAGCATGGGTATGGTAGGCAGGACTGTGCCTGCGACCCGCGTTGGAGATTGCGGTGGTGTAGCCCTTTTTGAGACAGGAAAGGGCCCCATATTAGCGGGCATCCATGCTTGTGGCGATCAGGATCAACCAACGGTATCTGGTGTAGCTCAGATCACACGCACTGATATTGAAAGTGCCCAGGCGGCACTGAAGATTACAGTGGTGAGTGAAGGGCGACCAGTGATTGATGGTGCCTCTCAGCCTAAGAGTCTTGGTGACCTTGACAAGAAGTCCGTAGCTCGCTTTATCGAGCAAGGGAGTGCCCAGGTATATGGGTCCCTAGACGGTTTCAGGACGCGAGGCAGATCTGACGTGGTGCCGACCCACATCAGGGATGCTGTAGTGGAAGAAGGCTATCCGGAGAAATTCGGAAAACCCGCCATGTCAGGCTATGAACCATGGAGGAATGCGATGTTGGAAATGGTTAACCCCGTCACGAACATGGATCAGGACATCTTGATGGAGTGTGTTGAATCCTTCAAGAAGGATATTGCGCGTGAGCTTCCTGCTGAGGCGTGGAGTGAGATCCACGTCTACGACGACTACACTGCTATGAATGGTGCTGTTGGAGTTGCCTATGTCGATAAGATGAATAGGAACAGCAGTGCCGGTAACCCATACAAGAAATCCAAGAAGTTCTTCATTGAGCCAACTGAGGGACTGGATGGAAACCTAGATGCAGTGAAGCCAAATGCAGAGATGCAAGCGCGTATTGACCACATTATGGGAGAGTATGCCGCGGGGCGGCGTTACCAGCCTGTGTTTTGTGGCAACCTGAAGGATGAACCCCGTTCGCTGAAGAAAATCGCGTCGAAACAAACACGTGTCTTCACTGGCGGGCCCATGGATTGGACGTTTGTGGTACGTAAGTACCTACTGAGTGTGGTGCGGGTGATGCAGAAGAACAAGTTTGTGTTCGAGTGCGCACCCGGCACTAACGCGACGTCCACCCAATGGGGGGAGATCCGATCTTACCTAGTGCAACATGGTGTAGATCGACTTGTTGCTGGCGATTACCGCCAGTTCGACAAGCGTATGTGCTCGGATTTGATTCTCGCTGCATTCGACATCCTCCGATGGATGTGTGAGCGAGCGGGTTATAGACCTGAGGATCTGCTGGCGATTGATTGTATCGCGGCAGACACTGCGTATCCCCTCGTTGATTTCCATGGTGATTTGGTGATGTTCTTTGGATCCAACCCCTCTGGACACCCCTTGACAGTTATCATCAATGGTCTCGCTAACTCTTTGTATGTTAGGTACACGTACCGAGTGCTCAACCCTGAACGTGAAGTCGCATCATTTCGGAGCAACGTAGCTCTGATGACGTATGGTGACGATAACGTGTTTGGGGTGAGTGAGCGCGTGCCGTGGTTCCACCACACTAGTGTCCAGAAGGCTTTGGCCGACATTGGCGTGGGTTACACCATGGCAGACAAAGAGGCAGAGAGTGTGCCGTATATCCACATCGATGAGGTCACGTTCCTAAAGCGCAGTTGGCGGTGGGATAGTGATTTGCGTGCGTGGGCTGCGCCCTTAGACGAAGAATCCATCGGAAAGATGTTGACTCGTGTGGTCAAATCTGATACTCTTTGTCCTGAAGCGCAGGCGGTCGCTGTGATGGAATCAGCACACTCTGAGTACTTCTTCTACGGTAGGACGATCTTCGAGGAGAAGAGCAAGATGTTCCAACGTATTGTGGAGAAGTGCGGGCTGGAAGCCTATGTGACGGACCACACATTCCCATCGTGGAATGAATTGTTTGACCGTTTTTGGCGGTCGTCGCAATAGGCACCCAGGTTGTCCGACTAAGACAGTAAACTGGCGAGTAGTTTGGTGAACTACTCTGAAGCGAAATCACCACGTATGTACATATACTGCATTTTTTGTATTTTATCTCTTATTACTGATGATGAGCGTGGGTCATACGTTAGTCGCACCAGGGCGTTCCCCAAAGTCCCTATTTAGGGAAGGAGTAGGTTCGACTCCACACAAAGAGATATGCATTTGATAATAGATATACTTCATTTCGCATTTTTATATTTATCTGGAAACTTTATAAATACATTTATTACATTTAAAAACGAGGAGGAGGTGAAATGCCTCACATGTAGTTGTACCAGTTGCGACTCACCGAGTCGTGCTACAGGCATGAGTAATGTCAACTGGGTGTCCCAAAGTGACGAGGCGACTGAGAAGATCGAAGAAACTGTCGGATTTGCTGATCAGACGCCAGGCAAGCACTATGGTATGCCGGCTGCCCCAGATGCACTGTCTAAAGAGGATGTCATTGATGTGGCTTCTCTGCAGCAGTTTCTGAAGCGCCCTGTGCGTATCGCTAATATCACGTGGTCTCAGTCAGATGCGACGGGTTCCTTCTTGTCAGACATATTCCCTTGGCAAGCATTTTTCACCGATGCTAGAGTGCAGTATAAGTTGCACAATTTTGCTTTTATTCGGTGTAACTTGAAATTGAAGATACTTGTCAACGCGTCGCAGTTTTACTACGGTAAGGTGGCAGCTTGCTATCAACCACTATGGAATGATGTCCCATCTACCATCACGGATAGCACACCTGCTCAATATCTCATCCCCTATAGTCAACGGCCGACGGCATGGCTGAACGCTGGTGAGTCTGAGGGTGCTGAGATGACATTGCCCTTCTTTTACCCAACAACGTTCATGCCTGCTACATCTTCTACGAGCTTTCAGCAGATGGGTAAATTGAGATTTCTCAATTACACACCACTACGGAGCGCAAATGGAGCTGTAGGCCAAGGAGTGACTATTCAGGTGTATGCGTGGGCCGAGGATGTGGAGCTGCAGGGTTACACGATGGCCCTTGCAGCTCAGTCCAATGAAGTCCTCGAGTATGCCGATGATCGTGTGGATGTAGCATCGTCGCAAGTGATCGATACCCTACCCACGAAGAAGGATGAATATGGAGAGGGTATTATCTCGCGTCCAGCATCTGTGGTCGCAGCTGTTGCAGCGCTGCTCAAAGGGCTTCCAGTTATCGGTCCGTACGCTACCGCCACTGAGATTGGCGCTTCAGCCATAGCGGGCGTAGCCCAGATCTTTGGGTATACGAATACACCCGTTCTGGACGATACGAAACCCTTGAGGCCGTCAGCTTTTCCCCAGATGGCATCCACTGAATTGGGCTTCCCTGTGGAGAAACTATCTGTAGACCCCAAGAATGAACTTGCTATTGGGAGTTGCGCATCCGGCGTGCCTATGGAAGATGAGTTGACAATTGCAGCGTTTACGCGGCGCCAATCCTATTGGTATTCTTTCACGTGGGCCACCACAGACGCCACGGATACCAAGCTCACCAGTTTCTCGATTACGCCTGATATCTTTGTAGCCAATGGTGCGTCTGGGAACAATGTGCAGATTGATTCCACCCCCTTGGGCCATCTCGCCCGCTTGTTCACATATTGGCGAGGTGATATCATTTACACGTTTGATATTGTGGCCTCGAAGTATCATAAGGGTCGTTTGCGCTTTACGTGGGAACCTTTCACAGCTAGTGGAAATAATGTGACCACCAATAGCACTAATACGAATACTGTGATTAACAAGATCGTGGACATTGGAGAGACAAGTCGATTTGAAGTGCGCATTCCCTACCAAGCGCGCGCTGCTTACCTTCGTACACTTGCTACTGCTGGCGGCGTGGATTATCGCAACTCCACATTGATGCCTACAGCATCCCAGGGCAACGAGACTTATACCAATGGAGCTATGGCAGTGCGAGTTGCGAACACGTTAAGTGCACCCGTTGCTGTTGCGCCTGTTACTGTACTTGTGTCGGTGAGAGCAGCTGATAACTTTGAATACGCAAACCCCATCCAATTAAAACCAAATGAGACTTTATTTGTTCCGCAGTCTGCGGAAAAAGAGGAAAAGGCTAGTTTTGAGGTTGATGACGAACACGGCATTGATCCCCGTCGTCTGCGTATCTATCAGGGCGAAACGCTGCATTCATTAAGACCCTTGCTTCATCGGCCAACCTACGTGAGTTCCACTGTCAGCACGACTGCAATTACTGGCATGCAGTGGTTGACCGCAACTCGGGGCTTGTTACCCCCTGTCTATGGTTATGACCCCACTGGACTGGACCTTGCGTCGAAAGTGATCGGCACTGGACAATCGAATTTCAATTATACTCCAAGTAAGGTAGTGGATTGGATTGGGGCATGTTTCGTTGCGTACCGCGGCTCGTGTGTATGGACCGTTAATTCCAACTCGATCACCCCCACTAGTGAGGTCTCCATTGAGCGAAACAACACTAACACAGGGACGATTGGCGATCTAATGGAGTCAACTATCATCAGTAATTACAACACCATGAGGCGCAATTTAATGACGCGCAAGAACACAGCCGCTGGTCGAGCACTTACCACAGGTTTTGTAAATAGTGGTTTGTCGGCGCTTGTGCCGATGCAATCCAGGTTCAAATTTATGTACAATACTCTCTCTGCTGGAACTACTTCAGCAGCAGCAGATGATAAAGGACTTAACCTGGTCACTATTAAGATGAGACAACCAGCTGCTCCGGGTGGGGAAACGATGGATCTCTACTGGAACGCAGGTCCGGATTTTACGTTCAATTTCTTTTTGAATGTGCCAAGTGTTGCGACACTTACGGCGATTCCGGCAGCAATCTAGTGAGACTTAGAGCGGGGACCCTCAGGGACAGGGTCTATAAAGATAATGTGCCACGAGAGAACAACTCGTGATCAAACCGGACTAAACCGTTAAAAAGAAAGGGTAACCGTACGGTGGTTACCGCCTACATGAGGTAGGAGGCATTCTGGCGAGAATTGACGCTCGCATCCAACTTTCAAGATTCGTACTACGGTCGTATATTTGAGGACTTTTATATTCCGGTTGGAGAGCGTCAGCTTTCCAGGCGGATGATTTTTATCCTGCGATATACCGTAATTTTGATAGATTTGGAGCGGAATAGACCGG